GCTCGGGCTACGCCCTCCCGCGGCCCTCATGCCTGCGTCCAAAGTGGCCGACTTTTGCTCCGCCCCGCGGCCGGTTTTTACACCGCCGTTGACATTTCTCCTGCCTGCGGCCATTGTGGCCTCCCTAGTTCTCGATCGCGCCGGGCACTTCCGGCGCTGATTGAAACCTAATTTTCCGCCTGATTTCCCGCCACGGGAAACGCCGCCGGGTTTTCCCGGTGCGGGATTTTTTTGCGTTTTGCTGCGCCCGTCAATGTTGCCGCGCAGCCCATGAAGGGGAGAGCCATGAGCCTTTCTGATGCATTCCATCACCGCCTCAAGGCTGCGCAGCGCGACCTGATTGCCCGCGCCGGCGGAATTGAGCGCACCGCTGCCAAGGTGGATTTTTCCAAGAGCCAGGTGGGCCGCTGGAACAGCCCGACGGACCCGGAGATCATGCCCATCATTGCCGCCGTTACGCTGGAAGCGGATTGCGGCGTGGCGCTGGTGACCGCCGTGATGGCGGAAGCCGGTGGGCGGCGGCTGACGGACCCCGACGCCGACAAGGCGGCGGCCGTTTCGCTGATGCAGGCTTTTGCCGAAAACCAGCGGCAAGGGGCTGAGCTTTTCAATGCCTTTGCCGTGGCCATTTCCGACGGCGATTTCACGCCGACGGAAGCGACGACGGTCGATCGGCTTGCCGCCCAGCAGGAAGTTTCTCTGGCCAGCGTGCGGCAGGCCTGTGCGGCGGTGAAAGCCCATGGCGGTGAAGCAGCCGGGCTTCGCGTGGTTCGGAAGGACTGAGCGATGACCCGTTCCACAGACATTTCGGATTTTCAACCGCGTGCGGAGTGCAGGCTGGTTTGCGTGGGCGGATGGTCGTTTTGCCGGTGCGGCTGGAGCGACCATCCGGGTGGGAAATATCCGTGCCGCGCTGCGCTGGAAGATGCGCAGGACGCGGCCATTCGTGAAGCCATTGAAGGGGCGGAAGACTGGCGGCCTGCCGAACGATTGCAGCGTGGCGGTGCGCCGGCGCGGTTTGGCTCCGCGATGACAACGGAGAGACAGCGATGAGCGATTTTGACCCGATGGCCATTGGCGGCCGCACGGATGAGAACCGTGAGACGCGCGCAAAGGTGCGCGCCGGCGGGCCCGCTGTGGCGCGCGATCAACTGCGTTCGATCGTCGAGCGGATCGAGCGGCTGGAGGAAGAGAAAAAGACGATCGGCGACGACATCAAGGATGTCTATGCCGAGGCAAAGGCCACCGGTTTCGACACGAAGGCGCTGCGCAAGATCGTCGCCCTGCGCAAGAAGGATCAGCAGGAACGCCTTGAGGAGGAAAGTATCCTCGAGACCTACATGGTTACGCTCGGCATGCAGCTTTCGCTCGGCCTCGACCGGGAGGGCGATGAATGACCGGCAAACCATGGACGGAAGACGACATCGCGCGCATGGCGGCGCTTTATGTCGACGGTCTGAGCTACGCCGAAATTGCCGATGTTATGGGATGCGGCCGCAGCGCCGTCGCTGGTATTGCCAACCGCCATCGCGACCGGTTTCGCAAGCGCAATGCCGATGATCAATACATGACGCGCCGGATGGCGAACGAGGCCGAACGGCAGCGGCGGGCGCAAGAAAAGGCAGCTCAACGGGCGGTGCGGGAAGCCGAACGTGTGGCGCAGGAGCGCAAGCGTGCCGCCGAACTGGCCGAAGCGGAAAAGGCGAAAGCACTGGCGAAGGTCTCTGCCGACAGAAAGCCGGGTGACTTTGCCGCGCTTGCCATTCCCGGTGCGCGACCGGTGGCGATGCATGCGCTCGGACGCAATGATTGCCGGCTGGTGCTTACCGACCGGGATGATCCGCCGGTAGCTAACCCGCCCTGCTGCGGCCTGCCGGTCAAGGCGGGAAAACCATACTGCGCCGCGCACTGCATGCTGATGTACCGGACTGCGGAAGAGAGGGCGGCATGATGGGCGCTGTTGTTTCTGCAGCGGCATTTCGACGGCTGAAGCTGGATCACGACATCCAGAAGGCCCGCGCCGACAATCTGGAAGCCGCCCTTCGCGGACTGGAAGATACGAAAGAGGCGATGGCGCTGGGCCTGACGCCGACCGAATTTCGCATTTACAGCGTGTTGCGGCGCCATGAGGCTGCCAGCACTGAAGCGATCCTCATGGCGCTTTACAGCGACAAGCCGGATGGCGGCTCAGATTACAACATCGTGTCCGTCTACATTCACAAGCTGCGGCGAAAGCTGGAGGGCAATGGCTATCGCATAGAGAGCCGTCACGGCGTCGGCTACCGCCTGGTGAGGGCGGAAGGCGGTGAGGCATGAGCCGCCTTCAGAATATGACCGTCGAGGATCAGCGCCAGGGGCTGGCGTCAAAAGCTGTGCGCGCGCGCATTGGCGAACTTTGGGACACCGGCCGGCACTCGACCTACGAGATAGCGGCGCTCTGCCACCTCGATGAGGCGGACGTCTGCCGGATTTTGCGGGAATTGGAGGGGGTGGGATGCTGAGAGACACGCTTTTTGACCTCGACATCGGTATCAGCCGACAGGCGGGATTGGGCGGGCATGGCCTGCCTTGGATCATCGACAGCTTTGCCGGTGGCGGCGGTGCCTCGACCGGCATTGAAATGGCGCTGGGGCGCTCGCCGGATATCGCGATCAACCACAACCCGGTGGCGCTTGCCATGCATGAGGCCAATCATCCGGACACGCTGCACCTTTCGGAAAATATCTATCATGTCGACCCGCTGGACTACGTAGCGGGCCAGCATGTCGGGCTTGCCTGGTTCTCGCCCGACTGCAAGCATTTTTCCAAGGCCAAAGGCGGCAAGCCGGTGGAGCGGAATATCCGTGATCTCGCCCATGTCATTCCGTTCTGGGTTGAGCGCATTCAGGCCTCCGGCGGCAAGATCGACGTGATCATCATGGAGAATGTCGAGGAATTTTCCACATGGGGGCCGTTGATCCGCACCGACAAGGGCGAGGTGCCGGATCCGGCGCGCAAGGGTGAGACCTTCCAGAAGTGGTGCAGGCGGCTCAAGCGGCTTGGCGGCAAGCTGGAGATGCGGGAGCTGCGGGCGTTCCGCTATGGTGCGCCAACTATCCGCAACCGGCTGTTCGTGATTATCCGTTTCGATGGCAAGCCGATCGTATGGCCGGAGGAAACCCACGGGGAGCCGGATGACGCGGGTGTTTATTTCGAGCAGAAGCTGATTTGGCGCACGGCTGCGGAGATTATTGACTGGTCGTTGCCATGCCCTTCGATTTTCGAAACGGCTGCGGAAATCAAGGCAAAGCACGGCGTGGGCGCGAAGCGGCCGTTGGCGGACAACACCGAGGCACGGATTGCGCGCGGCTTTGCCCGCTATGTGCTGGAGGCCGATGCGCCGTTTCTGGTGAACCTTACGCATGGCGGCCGGTGCGAGGCGGTACCCGCGCCATTCCGCACGATCACCGGTGCCCATCGCGGCGAGAAAGCCGTGGTAGCGCCGCATGTCATGACCATGCGCAATGCCGGAAAGCCCTTCAACGGGGCCGATGAACCAACGCATACGATCACGGCGGGCGGGGCTGGGCTTTCGCTGGTCTCCGCCTTTGTGTCGCGCCAATTCGGTGCCTCGGTCGGCCATGCCGTGACCGCGCCCTCTGCCACGGTGACGGCAGGCGTGAACAAGTCGGCGCTGATCTCCCCGCACCTGGTAAGCTTGAAAGGTTCGGCGCGACGGGACAGCGCCGTGACCGCGCCGCATCCGACAGTGTTGGCGGGCGGTGGGCATTCGGCGGTGATTGCGCCGGTGCTGACCTATGCCCAGCAGGGCGGCGGGGCGCGGCCCGTCACGATGCCGCATCATACGATCTGCGCCAGTCCGAAAGACCAGAACGCCATTTTGGTGCCAACGCTGGTTCAGACCGGCTATGGAGAGCGGGCCGGGCAGGAGCCGCGCGCGCTCGATATCGGCAGGCCGCTAGGCACGGTTGTGGCGGGTGGTGTGAAACATGCTGTAGCCGCCGCCTTTGTGGCGCAGCACAACAACGACAGCCGCCGTGCCGGAGGGGTTAATCCCGGGCGTTCGGCATGCGTACCATTGTCGACGGTGACGGCGACCGGTGCACAGCAGGGTGCGGTCGCGGCCTATTGCGCCAAGTATTTCGGCACGGGGACGGGCGCATCATACCGGGAGCCGCTGCATACAGTCACGGGCTTGCCGAGGTTCGGCCATGTCCAGGCCACGATCGACGCGCCGCCCTTTACCGAGGCGCAGGTGGACAGGGCGCGGCAGGTGGCCGCGTTCCTGCGCAGACATGGGTTTTGGGATGACCGCGAATTTGTGACGCTGGAAATCGGCGGCGTGGCCTTTGTCGTGGTCGATATCGGTATGCGCATGCTGTCCCCGCGCGAATTGTTCAACGCACAGGGCTTTCCGGAAGACTATGAGATTGAGCGCGGCCCGGATGGCCACCGCTTCACCAAATCGCAGCAGGTATCCGCCTGCGGCAATTCCGTCTGCCCGCCCGTTGCCGCGGCGCTGGTGGCGGCAAATTGCGGGCATCTGGCGGTTGCCAAAACGGCCGATCCGGTTGACGCGAGGGCGAGACTGGAGGCTGCGGAATGATACAACCATCAGCCGCCAAGCTGGGCCACGCGCCGGGTCATCCAATTGACATAGGATGTGCGGGTCATGCCGCGCCGTTTCGACTCGGCATCGATAAAGGCCAGCACGTCTTCATCCAGCGTCAGGTTGGCGCGCACGGCCTTGCCGGAAAGCCGTATCAGCGGCACGGAAACAAGCGTGGCGCCGGCAGGAACGGCAACGGCTTCCGGCGCGGATGGCGCGGGAAGGGGCGTTCCGTCCTTTTCCGCTTCGATCGCCGCGTCGCGCAGGGCTTCCTCGGCGTTGAGCATGGCTTCGTCAATGGTGCCGCCCATGGCGACAATACCGTCGAGGTCAGGGAAAACGACGCCGTAAGCGCCGGTCTCGCCATCAAGCAGGGCAGGGTAACGGTTCATTCTGTTCTTCCTTTCAAAACGACCGGAGCAAATGCGGGAACCGGTGTGGGGGCTGGCCTATTCCGGCCAACCCGCCTTTTTCGCTATCGATTTCCAGACGCCCGGCGTCACCTTCCGGTGGCGTGGCACCGTGACGATGCCTTCGATTTCGGGGTGTCTGTATATGTCATGGTTTGCACCGTTGCGGGAAAGATACCAACCGTCACTTGTGAGACGTTTGATGATCTTTGCCGTTTGCTGTTCCATTGCATTTGCTCCCTTCGATGTGTATATATTTGCACTTTTTGCGCAGGCTTTGCAAGAGAAAAAGTGCATAATAATGCACGAAAATGTGCGACGACGGAGGCGTGGACATGAGCGATATTGCCACGCTCATAGCCGATATGGTGCGCGGCGGGGTCGATCCCGATCTGATCGGTCGGACGGCGGCGGCTTTGGCCGAACGCGGGCCGGAAATCACGCCCGATGACGGCGACGATGATGCCCGCCGGGCGCGCAACCGGCGCTATTACGAGCGCAAAAAGGCGTCTGAAAAGCGTCTTAATAAGACGGTTTCAGACGATATTAAGACGTTTAAGACGGTTTCAGACGAGGGGCAAAAAGAGATTTCCCCCTGCACCCCCTTTCAGAAAAAGACCCCCCTTAAAGAAAACCCCCCTAAAGGGGGTCAAAAGAAAAATCCCCCCGAGGCGGATACTCGCCTTTTCGGGGATGACGGCAAGGACAGGCGGAAACGCGGTGACGTGTCCGGTCTTGTCGATGAATTCGACCGCGATGTGTGGCCGATCTATCCGCACAAGGTGGCGAAACCCGCTGCGCTGAAAGCGTGGTGCTCGGCCCGGCAGCGTGCCGAGCGCGACACGATCATGGCCGGACTGAACCGATACGTCGCCAAACAAGACGACAGGCCGTGGTGCAATCTTTCGACATGGCTGAACCAGGACCGATGGAACGACAGACCCGCAACGTCGCCGGCGCGCGCGCCGCCGGTCAGCGGCGGACGGGAACGCATGCGAGACAGGCAGGAAAGAGCAATCCGTAACCTGAGAGGCGACGATGAACGCGATCACGGAAAAACCATCGACATTGCAGCAGGAGATTACGCGGCTGAATGACGAACTGAGGCCGGCAACGCCGGAGGAAATCGGCGACATGATGGCCTGGCTGGTCAAATGCGGGTTCTGCTTTCCCGAATCGCTAGACCCCGCCAACGCCAAATCCGCCTATCGCTTTGCGCTTGAGGGGCAGCCGAAAGCGGCTATCAGCCGGCTTGCGCAGAAGCTGGCGCGCGGCAAGATCGAGAAGTTCACCACCTTTCTGCCGACGCCTGCGCAAATGGCAAAGCTGGTAGATGGCGAGGTTGGGCACTATCGCGACCGGCTTCGCACGATGCGTGAGGATGCCGCACGGGCGGCGGAAACCGAAACGCCAAAGGCTGCGCCGTTCGGCAAGGTCTGGGGGGCATGGCGGATGGCGCTGCTGCTCGCCGGGCCGACCGTGACGGTCGAGGCGGAAGACTTCCGGGCGAAAATTCGCGCTGCATTCGACGTTCTGGGGCGGACATCGCTTTCCGCCGCACAGCGCTACGTGACAGCGCGCGGCATCGGGATCGGGGAAGACGGAACACTGGTTTTTCCCGAGGATTTCGAAATCCGGGAGCGGCAGAGACGGCAGGCGGCTTATGGCTTTCCGGAAGTGAACCGGCTGCATGAGGCAGCGGAAAAACGGAAGTTTCTTGCCGCTGACATGCGCTGGCGTGCGCTTGGCGACTGCATGGAGCCGGTACCCGTCGGGTCTGACATGTGGAAGGCATGGGAAGCGTGGCACAGCGCGCAGAACATGCCTTTCGTGCCGGATCCCGAAAACCAGCGCGTGGTGTTCTTTCCAAAGGGCGGGCCTGAGGCAATAGCCTCATTCGAGGCTGCGTTGCGGGATATTGGGAATGCGGGGGCAGCGGCATGATGGCGGCACGGATCGACGACCTATCGAAGCGTGAACAGGCGGCGCTTGCCCGCTGGGCCAAAATGCGGTCGATGTGGGCAAATTTTATCGATGCGGCCACTCGGCGGCATTGGCGGGACTGCGAAGAACGGGCTCAGTGGCTGGTGCTTGCCATCGACGGGCGGAAGGCGGAATCGGTTCGTGATTCGCTGGAAGATGCAGATGTTGAAACGCTGATGCCAATGGAAAAACGGATCGTTATTCACAGCAGGACGAAAGAAAGGATCACGCGGGAGCGGCCGCTTTTGCCGGGATATCTGATGGTGCGCTGCATCATCGGTCCGGCGGCACTGATGGGGTTGAACGGTGTGGCAGGCGTTCGACATGTGCTGCTTATGGCGGATGGCGATCCCTATGTCGTTAACAACAATGTTGTCATGAAATTCAAAAAGTTGAACGAAATTTCTGATGAAGAAAATGAGGAATTATGCGAGGTTTCAAAGGGGGATTTCGTCGAGGTCATGTGTGGTCCGTTTGAAGGTATCCGTGCACATGTCCGGTCTGTAGATACGCGCAAGAGGCTCGCCGTGATCAAAGCGACGATGTTCGCCGGAAAGCTGGATATTCCGATACCACTTGCATTTGTCGAAAAGCTGTGAGTTATTTGTCAGCGGACAAGGCGTCGTATCATACGCTACCGTTGCTGCTTCTGGCGGCTGACCCCCGGAGGGGGCGATCACGGCAAGCGCTTCGCCCCCAGCCCTGACGACAGCCGATAGGCAAACGCGATTCAGGGCCAGTGCGTAAGCTATGTTTTCATGACAGACTGAATACACCAGAGCGCGGTTGCCGACGGTCGCGATTGGACATTGGCTGGCTGCAGCGGCAACGCGGCTGGCGACCTTCAAGGGCGGATCGTGAAAGCGGTCCGCCCTTTTGTGCGTCTTAGGACAGAAGGGTTTTTCCATGCTTTCTGCCCATATCGACATCGACCTGACGCGCTTTGAGGCAAAGCTGACGTCGGTGCAGCGCCGTGAACTGCCGAAGGCGGAAGCGCTGGCGCTGAACTGGCTGGCCTATGACGGGATGCGGGCGGTGCGGGCAAAGATGAAAGTCGTGTTCGACCGTCCTACCGCGCGGGCCATTCGCGGGATCGTCTATGACAAGGCGAGCGAGAGCAATCGGGTTTCAGCGGTTGTTGTTGGTGGATCGGGGCGCAAGGGCGGACTTCCGGCGGCGGCCTATCTTGGCCCGGAAATCCATGGCGGTATGCGCCGGCACAAGTCGTTCGAGGAACAGCTGATCGGGCGGGGACTGATGGCCCGAAATCAGGTCGCCGTGCCGGCGGATCGGACACCGCTCGACCGCTACGGCAACATGACGCAAGGGTTCTTGAACCGCGTGATGCGGGATCTGAGGATTGACTATCGCGGAGCTGGAGCAACGAGGGTTGCCAGCGGCTCGAAACGGCGGAAGCGCCGCGCCAAGCCCAACCAGTTTTTCGTGCCGGAAGGGCGTTCGGACCTGTTCCCGGGGGTCTGGTTTTCCGGGCGTACGGAACGGGAGTTCTATCCGGTGATCCTGTTCGTGCGGATGACGTCCTATTCGGAGCGGCTGAAACTCAATGAGATTGTCGCCGATCTGGTGCGGCAGAAGAAGGATCGGACATTCCGCCGGGCCTTCAAAAAGGTCTTTCCGAAGACCTGACCTCAAACACATTCAAAATTGCGACGGGTCCTTCCTGGGTCCCTTTGCCATGCGGGTATTTGGCACCGCGCGGGTTCGTCAGTCTGAGCCCGAAACTCAAGCCTAAAGTCCAAGCCTAAATTAAAGTCAGGGACGTGTTTAGCCACCATGGAAACCATGCCGGACAGCATGAGCAAGGCCGAATTTGCGGCCCTGATCTCGGTATCTGCGGGCCGCGTCTCGCAATATCTGAGCGCCGGCCAGATCCATGGCAGGGCGATTGAGGGTGAGGGGCGTTTTGCCCGCATTCGCCCCGATGTCGCCATCGGCCAGCTCGGTCTCACCATCGATCCCTCCCAAGGGTACGGCGCCAACGGAAAAGCCCCTACAGCGACAAGCAAGAAACAGGCTGAATTCCCGCGTGCCGAGCGCCGGGCGAGCGCGGCGGCGGAATTGCCGCTGCGCTCGCCTGCAGACGATCCTGAAGAGGAAGACCTTGCCGAGCAGCTCGCCCGCGAGCGGCTGCAACAGCAGCGATACAAGACCGCCCAGATGGAGCGGCAGGAAAAGGCGGAAGCCGGGATCTATACCCGCACCGAAGATGTGCGCCGCGAGATCGGCCGGGCCTCGTCGGAAGCCTTCAAGGTGATGGAACAGGGATTGCCGGATCTGGCAACGGCCGTGGCGGAAGCCTTCACACTGCCGCAGCGCGATATCCAGAAGGTCCTGGCGCGCAAATGGCGTGATGTCCGGGTGAAGGCGGCGGAAGCCTTCCGCGAGGATCGCGACCAGACGCCGGAGATGATCGAGGAAGAGGCGGGCGCCGAATGACCATGCTGTTCAATCCGGAGCGGCTGATGTTCGAGGCTCTGGCAAACGCCTGCGAACCACCGCCACCGGTCGATTACCTTGGCTGGGCCAAGAGCAATATCGTGTTTTCCGAGCGTATCTCTGCGTTTCCGGGGCCGTACCGGGAAGACATGTTCCCGTTCTTCTCCGAGATCCTGCGGGCGTTGTCGCCGGATGATCCGTGCTCGATCGTGACGCTTTCGAAATCGGCGCAGGTCGGCGGCACGGTGCTGGCCAATATCTTCCTGCTGGGCACGCTTGACCTCGACCCCTGCGATTTCCTCTATGTCCATCCGACAGAGGAAAACGCCTCGCGCTGGTCGAAGACAAAGCTGATGCCGCTGCTGCGCGAGACGGTTTCCGTGCGGGCGCTGTTTCCCGAAGCCGGTCGCGATGGCGGCAATTCGATCCTTTACAAAGAGCGCGTCGACGGGCGCGGCGCGGTGCAGGCCGCCGGCGCCAATTCGGCAGCCGGTCTTTCGATGATCTCGCCGCGCGCCCAGGTGCAGGATGACCTGGCCAAATGGGTCTATAACGAGGCGGGCGATCCGGAAAGCCAGGCCGACAGCCGGTCGAAGGCCTTCTTCAATCGCAAGGTCTTCAAGATCTCGACGCCGCTGATTGCACCGGGCTGCCGGATCACGGCCAATTATCTGGCCGGCACGCAGGAGCGCTATCATGTGCCGTGCCCGCACTGCCATGAGCTGCAGCCGCTCGAATGGGAGAATATGCGTGATCACATCGATCCGCAGCATCCCGAACTGGCGCACTTCGTCTGTGTCCATTGCGGTTGCGAGATCCACGAGCATCATCGCCAGTGGATGGTCGATCCGGAGAATGGTGCGGAATGGGTGGCCAAATATCCGGAGCGTGCGCGTTATCATCGCTCGTTCCATGTCTGGGTGCCGTATTCGCCGCTGGAAAGCTGGGAGGCGATTGCCCGGGCATGGCTGAAGGTCCAATCGGGCGGCGAGGATGACAAGGAAAAGGGCGCCGGCGCCGAACAGGTGTTCTTCAACGATACGCTGGGTCTTGCCTATGAAGCCGACAACAAGGCGATTGCCTGGGAGGACCTGCGCGACCGGGCCGAGGAAACCGGTTTCCGACGCGGTGTTGTTCCGGGCGACATGCTGGCGCTGACGATCGGCATCGACGTCCAGGGCGATCGTGTCGAATGGCTGCTGAGGGGCTGGGGCCGCAACAAGACGAGTGCGGTCATCGATTACGGCGTGATCGACAGCCGGGCAGGTAGCCACCTGCCGGGCTATCGCGAGCATTCGGGCCATATCTCGGAACATCAGGTCATGGAGGCGCTTGACCGGCTGATTGCCAAACGCTGGCCGGATGAGAACGGACGCTTGCGTGATGTCGATCGGGTCGCAATCGACGGCAATGCCTATACCGAAGATGTCTGGTTCTGGGCCCGGCGCCATCCGCGTTCGAAAGTGATCATGGTGCGCGGTGATAACCGCGATGCCGCACCGCTCCTCAGTCAGGTGCGCGAATACGACAAGCGCGGCCGGCCGAAGAAACAGAAATGGTCGACGCGGTTCTTCAACTTCAACGCCTCGGTGATGAAGATGGGGCTTTATCGTGACTTCCGGAAAGATGATCCCGAACAACCGGGCTTCATCAGCTTTGCCATCGGCCTCGGAGACAATTTCTATCAGCAGGCCACATCCGAGGTTAGGATCAAGGAAAAGGACCGCAACGGCTATCCGCGCTGGGTTTGGAAACTGCCCGACGGGCAGCGCAACGAAGTGCTCGACATGCTCAACCAGTCGCGCGCTGCGGCCATCCGGCTCAACGTGCCTTACTGGACCGATGAGGAATGGGATGCGCGGGCAGAAGAGCTTGCCCGGCAGGAACCGGAAGAACAGGGCGATCTTGAGGACCTGATCGGCAGCCTTGCTGTTTCGATAAAGGCCGTCAGCGATGCGGGCAAGACGCCGGAAGAAAAGCCAAAGCCTTCACCGGACGCGCCCGTTTCCGACCGCGTTGCGGCGGCGATGCGCCGGGCCGAGCGGGCCGCGCAACGCACCCGGCCGGGATAACAAGAGGACAGATATCATGCCTTCGACAGACGAACGGCTGACGCTGGAAACCCGGCTCGGCGAGGCGAAGCTTGCGCTTCACCGGCTGGAGATCGGCCAGAGCGCGGTGACGCTTTCCTATGATGGCGAGAGCGTCACCTATTCCGGCGCCGATCGGTCATCGCTTCGCGCCTATATCCGCGACCTCGAAACAAAGCTCGGGCTTCGCCGGTCATCGCGGCCGCGCGGGCGGGGAGTGATCTTCGGATGACAGTGGAAATTCTCGGACCAGACAGCAGACCGCTTGCCGCCGATGTGCGCAATGCCGCTCGCCTGCAGGCGGCGCGTAACCGGCAAATGGCAGCGTCCGTGTCGGGCGAGGCCGTCACGCGGGCGGCCTATCAGGGTGCATCCTACGATCATCCAAGCTTTGCCGGTTGGAAGGCCGGCAACTATTCCGGCCAGTCGGCGCTCACCTTCTCGCGGTCGACACTGGTCGATCGGCTGAATGATGTAGCGCGCAATGACGGCTGGGGTGCTGCCGGCACGTCGCGGCTGGTCGACAACATCATCGGCGCCGGCTGGAAGCTTGCGGCCCGGCCGAACCACACGACGCTGAACCTCACCTTTGACCAGGCCGAGGCAATCGCCACGCAGATCGAGGGGCTATGGCGGGACTATACGCAGGACGTCGACATGTGGTGCGACGCCGAGCGGACGAAGAACATGGCCGGCATTCTCGGCCTTGCCGCGCGCAATCGCTTCGGCCCGGAGGGCGAGAGCTTTGCCGTCATCGTATGGCAGGAGAATGCACCGCTGTTTTCCACGGCGGTGCATATGATTGATCCGGCCCGGTGTTCGAACCCGAAGGGCACGCTCGACAGCGAATATCTGCGCGACGGCGTGGCCATTGACGGCTATGGCGCACCGGTCGGCTATCACTTCCGCAAGAGCCATCCCGGCGATGTCTATGCCGGCAATACCAAACTCTGGTCCTGGGAATATGTCAGCCGGTCGACCGAATGGGGCCGCCCGGTTGTGGTTCATGCCTTCGATCCGAAACGACCGGGCATGACGCGGGGGGCTTCCGACTGGGCGCCGATCATGCGTTCCATCAAGCAATCGACGGATTACGAGGATTTTGAAAGTCAGGCGGCGATGCTGAATGCGATCATGGCCGCCTTCATCGAAACCCCGTTTGATCCCGAAGAGATGATGGCAGCGCTCGATGCCGATGGCGGCGAGGGTGCGCTGGGCAGGATCTATGGCGAGATGTCGGAAGCCCAGAAGGCTTATTATGGTGCCGCCCCGATCAGCTTGCCGGGCGTTCGTGTCAACACGCTGCTACCCGGCGAGAAGGCCAATCTGACGAAACCGGAACACCCGAATGCGAACTTCGAGGTGTTCGTCAATGCAGCGCTTCGCAAGGTCGCCTCGGCCGTTGGGCTGACCTATGAGCAACTGACCATGGACTGGAGCCAGGTGAACTATTCCTCGGCCCGTGCAGCGCTTCTGGAAATCTGGCGCGGGTTCACCGCAAAGAAAAGCAGTTTTGCCGCCCAGTTCATGGCGCCGATCTACCGGGCCTGGCTGGAGGAAGTCTTTGACAAGGGGCTTATCGAATTACCGGAAGGCGCTGTTTCGTTTGAGGAAAACCCCGCCGCATGGTGTCACGCCGACTGGATCGGCCCGGGCCGCGGCTGGATCGATCCGCTGAGAGAAGCGCAGGCTGCCGGTGAACGGCTCGATCGCAAGCTGACGACGCTGCAACAGGAATCGGCCGAACAGGGCCGGGACTGGAAGATGGATGCCGACCAGCTTGCCCGCGAGGCCCGGTATTATCGAAACCTCGGCCTGAAACATCCGGCGGAAATGGAAACCGACACGGTCGGCCGTGATGGCGGGCCGCCATTGGATGAAGCCGATCAGGACACGGAGATCGAGGAGGGCGTCAACGGCCGGAACAGCAATCGTTCCGCCCGGCGTCATCCGCTCGGTATCCCCGCAATCGGCAGGAAAGGCTGAAGCCATGAACTATCCCGAAATCGCCAGCCGCATGTTCAACACGCCGCTGATGCTGCAGCCTGCCAAGGCAGACACCATCGCCCGGGCTTTTGCCCCGCGTGTTCTCGGCCTGCCGGACGGGGATGCGGGCCAGATGGGGCTGATCGGCGAGAAGATCAGAACCGACGTCGATGACTGGGGCGAGAGGACCTATCGCGGTGTTGAACGCCCGATGGATGGCATCGGTCTGATCGAGATCGAGGGCTCGCTGGTCAACAAGGGGCGCTGGATCGGCAAGTCCTGCGGCATGACCTCCTATGAGGGGATCGGCATCCTGGCCGATGACTGCCGCGCCGATGACAGCATCAAGGCTGTTGCTATCGAGGTCGACAGTTTTGGCGGCGAGGTCACCGGCGCCTTCGATTGTGCGGAAAAGATCTTCGAACTGTCGCAGGTCAAACCGACGATCGCGGTTTTGACGGATCACGCCTGTTCGGCAGGTTACCTTCTGGCCTCGGCGGCCCGGCAGATCGTGCTGCCCTCGACCGGTCTTTGCGGCTCGATCGGTGTTGTCTCGGTTCATGTCGATGTCAGCGGCTGGCTGAAGAAGGAGGGGCTGAATGTCACCATCCTGAAGGCCGGCGCGCACAAGGCCGATCTCAATCCTTATGAGGCCATCCCCGAGGATGTGCTGGCGCGTGAGCTTTCCGAGCTGGAAGAGCTGCGTGTCGAATTCGCAGAGACGGTTGCCCGGTTCCGTGCCGGGCGGCTTTCGAAAGAGCAGGCGCTTGCCACGGAGGCGGGCGTCTATCGCGGCGCAAAGGCGGTCTCGATCGGGCTTGCCGATGCCGTTGCGCGTCCCTCGCAGGTGCTTGCTGCCTTCGGGGCTGAGCTGGGCCGTGCGGCCTGAAACGATCAACCAAAAGGAAATCGATATGTCGAATGTCACGCGCGGCCTGTCCGCAAGCGTGCTCGCTGCCATGCGCGGCGGCAGGGCCGGAAACCGGATGGAAGACGATCCGGAAAAGGAAAACCCGGAAGACGAGCTCGAAAACGGGAAGAAGGACCCCGAGGCCGAGGCGGATGATCCCGATCCGGACGCCGAAGACGAGGGCGCCCCCGGTGATGATCCCGATGGCGAGGACGAAAAGCCGGTCTCGGCGACCGCTTCGGCCCGCGCCGATGAACGCTCCCGGATCCAGGCGATCCTGACGCATCCGAAGGCTTCGGCCAATGCCGAGCTTGCCGGTCATCTGGCGTTCTCGACGGCTTACTCGGCCAAAGAGGCAAGCGCGATCCTGAATGCCTCAACCCCTTCGGCGTCAACGGGCGGCAATCGCCTTGCCGATCGCATGGCGGGCAAGACGCCGAAGCTCGGCGCCGGCGGTGCACCTTCTGCCGCTTCCGAACGTCAATCGCTGCTGGCAGCTGTCGGCGGCGCCATCAACGCGCGGCATGGCCGCCGCAACACCGGAGAGTGAGACCCATGGAAACGGCAAGCTTTGCCCCCAATGACCTGATCGTCGGCGACGTTCAGGTCGTCACCCGCACTGTCACCATCGCCAGCGGACAGGACCTGAAGCGTGGCGCGGTGCTCGGAGAAATCACGGCGGACAGCAAGCATACGCTGTCGCTGGCCGCTTCGGATAACGGCTCGCAAGATCCCGACTGCATCCTTGCCTTTGATGTCGATGCCTCGGGCGGCGACGTGGAAGCGCAAGCCTATTTTGGCGCGGCAGTTGACGCCGCAAAGCTCACCTTCGGCGCCGGTCATGACGCTGCAAGCGTCGAGCAGGTTTTCCGCCGCAAGGGTGCTGCACTCTTCGTGCGCAGGCTCGATTAAGTCAATCCGCCAACCCTGAAAGATACAGGAAATCAATGCCATGAGTGAACTTCTTCTGAATACGGCGGAACTGGTAACGGTTCTGCCGCCGCGCGATCGGCCGGAAGCCTTTCTGCGCAACCGCTATTTCCCCACAACGGTTCTCTCCGAACAGGAGGAAATCGTCTTCGATCGGATCCTGCCCGATCGCGAGCTCGCACCGTTCGTCCATCCGGACGTGCCCGGAAAGGATGCGGCCAATCGCGGGTTTACCGCGACCAGCCTGAAGCCGGCCTATGTGAAGCCGCAGAACACGCTGCGCCCGTCCGGCAATCTGATCCGCATGCCGGGCGAACAACCCGGCGGTGCGGTCTCGCCCGAACAGCGCTATGCCCAAAACATCGCCCAGATCCTCGATGACCAGGACATGCGCATCACCCGGCGCGAGGAGCTGATGTGTTCGGAAGTCCTGCGCACAGGTCGGGTGATTGTCGAGGGCGAGAACTACCCGACCCAGACGGTCAACTACCAGCGCGCGCCCGAACTCACCATTGCGCTTTCGGGTGCTGCCCGCTGGGGCGAGAGCGGCGTCGATCCTTACGACGATATCGAAAACTGGATCGATCTTCTGGCGATCACCGATGGCTTTACAGCCCGCGAGGTGACGCTCGGCCCGGGGGCGGCAACGCTGCTGAAGCGCTCCGAACGCTTCCAGAAGCTTCTCGACATTCGCCGGCAGGCGAGCGGCTCCATGGAGTTCGGTCCGGTGTCGACGGGCGCCGAGGGCAAGTATTCGGCCGTGCTCGGTCAGGTCGGCGAGACTACCTTCCTGCAGTATTCGCAGGGCTACACTGCAGGCGGTGTTAAAAGCAATTTCTGGCCCAGCTATGGCGTCGGCATTCTCGATCCGCAGGGGTTCATGGGCCACTTCGGCTATGGCGCCATTCTCGATGACCAGGCGCTCGTGCCGATGGAACGTTTCCCCGACATGTGGCGGGAGAAGAACCCCTCGCGCACCATCCTCCAGACGCAGGCAGCCCCGTTGCCGATCGCGCCGGAACCGAACGCCAGCCTGTTTGCGCTTGTTCGCTGATCAGGGTCGGGCGACGGAAGTCGCCCACCCAAACCAGACAATAATGGAGCAAAAACAATGGCAAATACACGCAAGTTCAACACGACAGTAAAGATCGGCGGCAAGACCTATGCCCCGGGTGAGGATGTGCCGGTCTCGAAGAACGGGCTCAGTGAAGCCGATGCCGACAATCTCGAGAGCGTGTTCGGCAAGTGGCGCAAGGCGTCCGACACGACGATCGACAAGCGGATTGCCGCACTGACGGAAGAGCGGGACACGCTCGCCGATCGCGTCGAGGCGCTGACCAAAGAACGCGATGCGCTGGCGGACAAAACCGATGGCAGCGAGGACATTGCCGAACTGACCGAAAAGCTGAAGGCCGTCACCGAAGAACGCGATCAGCTTTCCGAGGACAATGCCACGTTGGCCGGTGAGTTGAAGAAACTGCAGGCCGACGAGGATGACGACAAGGCAAAGGACCAGACATGAGGATCGAACGGCCGGCGATCTTTGCCGGCATGGGCGAGGCCTTCGCCGGCACGTTCGGCAATGTCGATTGCCTGTTCACCGTGGACGGCATCGCTCTCCCGGATCCGGTGCGCGGGATCCTCCGGCAGAAACGTGAGCTGGAGCTTGCCGATGCGTTCGGCCGGCAGGATGTCGAGGCCGTCACCCATGTGCTTTCGGTTCCTGCGACCGGGCTTGAAGACCTCGAAAGCGAGCGGGATACCGTCACCATTGGCGGCACGGTCTACGACATCTGCAATGTCACCGATGACGGCCGCGCCATGCTGAAAGTCTGGCTGCGAGGCGATATCTGATGGCGCATCTCCGCACCCAAATCTTCGATGCGATCCTCGCCCGGCTATCCGCAATTCCGGAGTTTGCCGGTGACGGCAAGGTCAAGCGGGCGCGCACCAGCGCCATCCGCGAAAGCCTGCTTCCGGCGCTGACCGTCACCTGGGCAGAACATCAGGAAACGGCTGAACTCCGGCCATGCGCCGGGCCGAATGGTGAGGATGGCTACGACCGGCGCCTGCCGATCGATGTGATTGCGCACTTCAAGGCCGAGGAACCCGATATCGAGTTCGACCGGATTGCTGTTCTGGTCGAGACCGTGCTCGGGCACGCGATCAAGCTCGATGGCCTGGTAATTGAGATGACGCTTTCGGAAAGCCGGGCCTTTGTTGATCGCGCCACCGGCATCGCGCTTGGTGCTGGGGCGCTGACCTTTGTGGCGGAATACAAGACCCTCGCCGCCGATCCCGATACGGCGGCGCACTGAAACACAGATGACATCCCGAAACGAACAAGGAAACATGATCATGGCACTTGGCCGCGAACTGATCATCAAGCGCAAGAATGACGCGACAGAGGAATTTGATATCGTCTGCGTTGTCGAGCAGCGCTCGCTCAACATCAACAATGAGGAAGTCGACACCACCAAACCGAATTGCAACAATCCGGGCGGTGTTCTGAAATATTCGTCCATCGGCGGCGTCCAGTCGGTTCGCTGGTCGGGTTCCGGAGCCTATGTCAGCTCGGCGACACAGGCTCTGGTGCTGAGCGATATTCTTGCGCAGGCGCGGGCAGAGTATCAGGTCACGGTGCCCTCTGTCGGAACGTTCGAGGGGCTGATGACTATGCTTTCGGCGAACTTCCAAGGTGATAAAACAGGTGAGCTGACCTGTGATCTTTCCGGCGTCTTTGACGGGGACGTCGCCTTTGCGGCGGCTGCCTGATGAGCGCATTCGCCAATGAACTGCGCGGCGAGGCGGCGATCACAATCGGCAGTGAAAGCTTTGTCGTCGCCGTCACCTTTGCCGGCCTGATGCGCCTGTCGCAGGCAATCGGCGCGCGTACGATGGACGAGATCTATCAGCGCCTGCTCGGCTTCGAGCCCTTTGCGGTTTCCTGCGCGATCCGCTGCCTTGCCGTTGCCGATGATGACGACGCGCGGGCCGCTATCGCTGCCCGGGTGCTGTCGGGCAAGAATATCTCGGCCGCCGACCAAGCGAACTGGCGCACCGGTATCGAACAGGCACTGACCGCCCATATCGAGGCGGGCAATGCACTGCGCGAAACATCGTCGCCTCTGGAAGACGTGGAGGCGGCCGTCACAGGAAAAAAGCCTCAGACAGCGTCCTGATCGCCGATCACGTCAGGACGCTGTTCGAACTGGCGGTGGCTTCCGAGCGTCTCGGCTGGTCGCCAGCCACGTTCTGGGCTGCAACACCCTTGGAACTTTCCATGGCCATTGCCGGCGTAACGGGCAAGTCCTCACAGGCTTCCCCTGTCAGCCGCACGCGGATCCGCGAGATCGTTTCCAGCCATGGCCCGCAAAAATCCATTCGTCAGAAGGCTGACAGCAGATGAGCAGACCGGATATTCCTGTCCGTATCGGTGCGGATGACCGTGAGTTCAAGACGGCGATGACCCGGATCAGGATGCAGGCGCGCACCGCGGCCAATGATACGGCCAGTTCGTTCATGTCGATCAAGAAGAAGGTCGGCGGGCTGGACGGGATATTCGGGGTATTGCGGGGCGGTCCGGCGGGGCTTGCCGCCTCACTCGGGCTCGGGGTGATGGTCAGCGAAACCCAGAAGGCTGTCAATGCCGTGGCCGATCTCGGCAAGGCCGCCAAAACGGCCGGTGTTGATTTTGAAGTATTCCAGGAGCTGCGTTACGCGGCCGTCAAGAGCCGGATCGAGCTTAACGCCCTGACTGATGGCCTGAAGGAAATGCAGCTTCGGGCTGATGAATTCGTCAAGACTGGCGGTGGCAGTGCTGCTGAGTCCTTTAAACGGCTTGGCGTGAACGCGCGCGATCTGACACGAATGCTGCGCGATCCTGCCGCGATGTTCGACACCTTGATCGGGAAGATCAGGCTATTGGATCGGGCGGCACAGATCCGGGTTCTGGATGAAATCTTTGGTGGAACCGCTGCCGAACAGTTTTCGTCGTTAATGGATGAATCCGTCCAGAGCATCGCCGACGCCCGCCAGGAAGCCCGTGATATGGGCGCCGTCATGGACGATGAACTGCTGCGTAAGGCCAATGACATCAATGCGGCATGGGAAACGATGGCGCTGGTGATCGGCACCAATGTGAAAGGTGCGCTCGTCGATATTGCCAGTCTTATGGGCGACCTTTGGGTGAGCATCGATGAATTTACCGCCATCTTGATGAAAATCCCGCGCGAGATGGAGAATATCCGCGATGCCGGCGAGATGATGGGATCGCTGGCGAGTATGAGGCCAGGTGACAGTGATCTTGGCGTGGTGAAAGGCGGGCGTGTCAATCCGGGAGCGACACAGGAAGAAATCGACGCAAATAATGAAGAACTGCGCAAGCAGCTCGATGCTTCATCTGCCATCACGCAGGAGATCGATCGTCAGAACAGTCTGACCACGGAACAGCTTGCCCTTGAACGCGAAATCAATTCACTGCGCGGGCAATACGAGACGGCCGGCGCCTATTACACTGAAGATCTTCTGAAGCAGAAGGCGCAGGAGACGATTGATGCCAAGGCGGCGCGTAAAACATCGCGCCGGACCGGCGGTAAAGGCGGCGGTGGTTCTGCTTCTACCGCGATTGATCGGGAGCGCGAGGCTGTCGAAAAACTCATTCAGGCGCTGCAGGACGAACTGCAGATGTCCGAAATGACGGCAGACCAGAAAAAGGTGTTCGAGAACCTGCGGCGCGCGGGAACCGCAGCGACCGATGCGGAAAAGGCCTCGATCCGGGAGCTGACGCTTGCAATCGAGGAACAGAAGGACAAGCAGGAGGCCGCAGCCGACACTGCCGATTTCTTCCGCGACACGGCGCGCGACAGCTTTATGGCGTTGGTGCCGGCGATTGAGACGGGCAATGCTGCCCTCGATACACTGATCAACAAACTGATCGAGGCGGCAGCGCAGGCCGCGCTGTTCGGCGACGGGCCGCTTGGCGGTCTGTTCGGTGGCGGCCTGCTCAGTGGCTTTCTGCCGGCGCATGCCACGGGCACGAACTTCACCCAGGGCGGCATGGCGCTGGTTGGCGAACGTGGCCCGGAGATCCTGAATCTGCCGCGCGGGGGCGAGGTTATACCGCATCACCGCGTCGCTGCTGCACTTCATACGAGGGGCGCGGCCGCCAGTGGCACTGTCAACAATATCAATTTCGGCGGTATCAGCATTGCGATGCAGGAGGGGACGAAGCCCGAGGATGCCGCCGCTAACGGACAGGAAGTCCGACGGCAGCTAGATCAGTTCGCGCGTCATGAACTGCCTGTTCTGATTCAGAAACACCAGCGCAACCCGAATCGACGGTGAGCACCATGCAGTCTCTTTCTCAATTCTTCGACCATCTGCCGTTCTTGCCAATGCGGTGGAATATCCAGCGCAATGATGAATTGTCTGGTACGGGCGAGGGGGGCTACTGGCAAGCGGAGTTGGGGCCCCCGCTCTGGCAAGCCGAGGTTTCCGTCCGCCCGGTTCTGCTGACGCAGGCCGCGGAAATCTCGGCTTCGGTAAATCGGCTACGCGGCGCGCAGGAGCCGTTCCTGTTTCGCGATCCGTTTATCTGCGGCCCGAGGCGTGATCCGTCCGGAAACCAGTTTGGTGGCGCCTCGGTGACGGTGGCTTCGGTCAGCGGGTTTTCGCTGGGGCTATCGGGCCTACCGGCAGGCTATCAGCTGTCGATTGGCGACAAGTTGCAGATCACGTCGAGCGGTAAAACCGCCTTTGTCGAGGTCTCGGAAAATGTGGTTGCCACGGCTGGCGGGACCACGGGCGCGTTCGATGTGTTCCCGCGGCTTCCGGCCCTTGTCAGTGCCGGGGATGTGGTCACGCTGGTGAAGCCTGCCTGCCCGTGCGTAATCGTGCCAAAGTCATACAAGCCTGGCAGTGCCAGTGGCAACATTGTGCGCGGCATATCGTTTTCAATCATCCAGAAGCGGGGTGTGTGAGATGAAAAAGGTTTCGGCATCCTTCATGGATGCGCTGGTCAATGCGCGGGAGCGGGGACTTGTGGCGCGGTCGCTGGTCTATGTGACGGCGCGGGATCGTGACGCGGGCGTGCCGGTTTCGCTTGGGTTCTGGAATGGTGGCGAGGATCTCGGCATCGATGTGATCGATGGCGAAAGTGGGGCCGTGGTGACGCGGACCTATATCAGCGGGGTCAATCTGGAGGTTCCGGAAATCCCGCGGGTTTCAGACATGACCATCCAGACGGTGGATATCAAATTCTCTCAGATCGCGCCGGCCGTGCAGCAGCTCGTGCGTGGCTGGGATGTCCGTCTAGCGCCGGTCGAAGTGCATCAGCTGCTTCTCGACCCCGAAACAGGGCAGGCGGCGGGGCCGGCAGAGGTTTCCTTTCTCGGCATTGTCGATGGTCAGCCGGTGGAAACGCCGGCGGCGGGCGAGGAAGGGGCTATCACGCTCAATCTGATCTCGTCGGCCATTGCCATGCTGGCGCGCACAAACCCTCTGAAATCCTCCCATGAGGGCCAGAAGCGGCGGGATGGCGATGAATTTGGCCGCTATTCCGGCGTTGTCGAGAATTGGGACATTCCGTGGGGTCAGGACACATGAATCCGCTTGTCAGAATGGACGGCTGGCGTGGCCGGTTCGATGCGGCCTGCGACGCCATGCGCAGGACGCCGTTTTCATGGGGCGACAATGATTGTTTCGCCGGGCTTGTGGGCGGTCTCTCCGAGGCGCTGATCGGTGCGGATATCGTTGTCCCGTGGCGCGGGCGGTACACAACCGGCGTTGGCGCATTGCGGGTGATGCGCAATGACGGTTTCGACAACCTTGCCGACCTCGTTGCCAGCGTTCTGCCGGAAATCCACATTTCGCGCGCCCGTGTTGGCGATGTCGCGGCGATCCCGTCCAACGACGGTTTCGGTTTTACCCTCGGCATTGTCAATGGCGAGCGCATTTTCGTGCTGCGGCCGGAAGGCTT